CAAATATGGTTCAACTAATGGCGGATTTACTGCTGACTCAGCTAACAATTACAGTTCATTGTTCGGTGGAACAGGCAAGAAGCTTGGATCAACTGACAGTGCAACCGGTGGTTTGTATGGTGTAGGTCGTTATGGTTATTCTATTAATGATATTACAGCAAGTATTTCTGCTGCAACTGGTAGCAGCTTGCCAGCAAGTGGAGTATATTTCACCACTGCGTCATATAGTGATGTCGATTTTGATGCATCCTATAGTTCTAGCGTTAACGGTACAAGCAACAACATCTACAAGTTGACAATTAATTTGGGAGATAATAGTAGTACTTCAGGTGCAAACCCATTTGCATCAACAATTAATAATGCCGACTTAAATGCAGTACGTAGCTTCGTATTCACTGGAACCAGTACAACTACTGCTCCATTGAACGCATTCCAAGCTGTATATAACACTGGTAGTTTGGCAAGTCCACAATACTCAGTAACATTGTTCTTCAGTGCATCTTCAGCATTGTTGGCAGCCGGTAAAGTAACTGGCTCTGTATTGTTTAGCAAGCAACCAACTGATACAACCCGTGGTGACTTCGAAGATAAGGCTCCATTCAGTGGTACTGGTGCAAATACTGGTATTAACGCTGGTACCGATATTGGTATTCCAGAAATTAACTTGGAATTGAAGAGCGAACCTATCGTTGCCAAGACACGTAAATTGAAGGCCGTTTGGACCCCTGAATTGGCTCACGATTTGAATGCTTACCACAGCATCGACGCAGAAGCAGAATTGACTGCTTTGTTGAGTGAATACGTCTCAATGGAAATTGATTTGGAAATCCTTGATATGTTAATTACTGCTGCTCCGGGTGTAACAACTCAAGCATGGAGTGCTAAGATCGGTAATGAATTGTCAGTTAACTTGGATAGTTTCGGTAATATGAATAATATTACTTTGAACACCGACGCAACTAACAAAACTGCATATGTTAAGAGCACATGGTTCCAAACATTGGGTAACAAGATTCAACGTGTATCTAACAAGATTCACCAATTGACTCTTCGTGGTGGTGCTAACTTCTTGGTCGTCAGTCCAGATGTTGCAACTATCTTGGAAAGTATTCCGGGCTATGTAGTAAACACCGATGGTGATAGTGCTAAGTTCGCAATGGGCGTAAGCCGTGTTGGTTCTTTCGCATCACGTTTCCAAGTTTACAAGAATCCATATATGGTTGAAAACGTAATCTTGGTTGGTTTCCGTGGAAATAACTTCCTCGAAACTGGTGCAGTTTATGCTCCATATATCCCACTCGTACAAACTCCAATGGTATACGATCCAATTAACTTCACACCACGTCGTGGAGTATTGACTCGTTATGCTAAGAAAGTAATTCGTCCAGAATTCTACGGTAAAGTATTCATTGGTGATCTTGACCAAGTATAATCCGTAACGAGATATTAAGTTAAAGCGAACCCACGGTATTTCTACCGTGGGTTTTTATTTTTTATTTTTCTATTTATATGATTATGTATTCAGAAAAAATATCACTAAAGTCTTTGTTATTGGAATATTTTACGGAACCCGTTTCTGTTTTAAAAAAATACATTACTAAAACAGAGGCAGAAAGAAAAATAGAACTTGGATTAAAAAATGATTGCATAGAATTTTTAGCAAGACGATATCCAAGTATATATGAAAAATATAGAAAAAACAATTACGGTGAATCGTCTGAAATGTTAATGAAAGAGCATTTAGATGTATTTAATGAATGGTGTAATTTTTTGTATGAAAAATTAAACAGTTATGATTATCATGAATACTTTGACACGGGCTATCCGACATGGAATTATGTAGATTATAGATCCATTGTAAAAAATCAATGGTTGATTCATTTTAGTGATACAGCACAAAATATTTATTATGATCAAAGATTTAATAGTGGAGTAGATGATTATACAAGACTAGGATTAACTAAGCATTTATCCGATGGTATGAAAGATATGGAAGGATATAATTTTGCTTATTTATTAAGTGATTATTTGAGATACGGAAAGGAACGTAATCGATTCAAATATGGAAAAGAAGCTGTTTTGTTCAAAGCAAGTGGAATACAAGTGTGGCATTTTGGTGATGCCGAACCACAAGTAATTTTTTGGGGACCGAGTGCATTTGATATTGTCTATATTAGAGAAGACAGTGACACAGGCGAATATTATGTATATAGTAAAAACAAGACAAGTCCATTCAGAGGAGAATTTGATGATTGTGTTGACTGGGTAATAAATAATTTTAATCAATATAAACGCATATTATTACCTTGATGTATTCTATTTATTATCATATGAAATTAACCGACATTGTTGAAAATATTGTTCATCCAGCAGAACCAATGAATCTAATTAAAGAGGTTGCTGTTAGCCAAAATTTAAAATATCATTTGGATAGACACTTAACGCTTGAAGAATGTGTATTTCGCAATTATAGCGAAGCTTATTTTAACTTAATAAATGAAATTCGTGCATTATACAACGATGATGCAATTGAATTAAATGAATATGACGCAGATATTGTCGAAAGCGATTTGGGAGAAACTGCTGAATATGAAGGACGCACTGTATATTTAGATGCTCCTATTGAAGAAGATGTTGATGAACAATTGATGTTGGAAGCAAAACATCGTGGCAGAACAGTTAAATTAAATAGACCATTTCGAACTCCCGGTGGACCAAAAAAATTTGCTGTTTATGTAAAAAGCAAAAAGGGAAAAATCAAAAAAGTAACATTTGGTGATCCTAAAATGCGTGTTCGTGCCAGTAGCAAGGCTCGCCGCAAGAGCTTTTCTGCCCGACATAAATGTAGTCAAAAGAAAGATCGTACAACAGCAGGTTATTGGAGTTGCAGAGCACATCGTATTCGCAGTTTGGGTACAAAAAGCAAGGGCAAATATTGGTAATATATGATTAAGCTTAAAGATTTGATTGACGAAGGTTGGGGAGGCATGCTTCAAGCACAGTTCTATTGGCTTGATAAAAATGGAAATGCGAAAAAAGTTTCAAGTCACGGAAGTTATGCTAATCTTTTATCAAAAATAGATTGGGACGATGATCAATCATATCAATATATGTTTGATCGTGGATGGGCAAGAATTTCAATAGAAGATAATTATATATTTATAAATACATCATTGACAAATCCAGTTCACGTCGATTTGACCAAATCTCAAAAAGAATGGCTTAAAACAATCCGAGATGAAATATATCCAGCGCAACATTTACAAATTGTAAACATATACCGAAGACCAATAGAAATATGATTAAGCTTAAAGATTTGATTTTAGAACATTCAAATGATATTGTTTATCACTTGACTAAAAAATCTAATTTATCCAGTATTAAGAAATACGGACTAAAACCAAATTTACCGGTTGATATGCCCACTGAAGATGAAGGTGTGTATGTATTTAAAACAAAAGAAAATGCAGAAGATGCATTGATGAATTGGTATGGAGACAGATTTGATGAAGATGAAGAATTTGTATTGTTGACCATCAAGACAGATGGATTGCAATTGTTTTCAACAATGGTAGATTGGGAATATATTTCATACACAAATATACCAGCATCCAATATTATTAAAATAGAAAATATATGATTTTATTAAAAACATTACTATTAGAAAATAATTGGCCGAATGTAATTTTGAATGATAAACATCTTTGGTATCATGGCAGAAGCATTGATAGTGACGTTTTTTCGTATGATTATGTCGGCGGCGAAAATGCATATGATCAAGAGGGGCCGGGATTTTATTTTACAAATAATTTCGAGGATGCAAAAAAATATACAAATTCAAATGGTATTATATTAAAATGTAAAATAAATTATCAAAAAATACTTATAAAAAGCCCATCATCAAATACAAAAGTTAATAAAAAAATAATTGTTGATTTAATTAATAGTAGTCCAGACAAAGATTATACACTAGAAAATTTTGATGAAAATCCAAAAATGGCAATGATTAAAGCAATAAATGCATATTTGAAATATGATTATGCGCATGACGCGTATCAAATACTTGCCCGTGATTTTTACAAATACAATCCAAAAGAATATTTACAAATATTGTCAAAATATTATGATGCTCAATTAACTGATAAAAACATAATGGATGGTAAAAAAGTATATCATTTGATTGTTTACAATCCAACATTAATTACAGTTATTGATAAAATAAAATATGAATCTTCCATTTAAAGAAATCTCATTGGGCAACAATCAATATATAAGAGAGTTTGCCGCTGATACAAATCGTGATGTTGTAGAAGAATGGCATCGGGATCGTGAAGATCGTATTGTTGAAGTAATTGAAAATACAGATTGGTTGTTTCAAATGGATAACGAATTACCAATTTTATTAAAAGAAAAATTATATATTCCCAAAGAAAACTATCATAGAGTAATTATGGGAAAAGGCAAATTAATTGTTAAGATAACCAAGCTTTAAAACTATTTATAATATATGGCAAATGCAAATATCGATCAAGATCGTGTAAGATGGCCGGGTAGCGGTAGTGCTGTGAACACTGGTAGTGTTCCGTATGGATTTTATCTCAATGAAAGCGCAACTACCGGCAGTGTTGGTTATTTTGAATATGATTGTCAAGCTGCTGCCGGTTGGGCAGCAAAACGTTTGGGTTATCCAATTGTAGATATTGAAATGATTGATGTAAATTTCTATGCATGTTTTGAAGAAGCTGTAAGTGAATATGGTGCTCAAGTAAATCAATTCAACATTCGTAATAATATGTTGAATTTACAAGGTATGCCCGTGGCAAATAATCCAAATGTTACAGGTCTAAATGTAAAAGGAAGTGCATTGCCATTTATTGTTGAATTATCAAAACAATATGGTAGTGAAGTTGGCGTCGGAGGATATGTGGAAGCAAAAAAATATGGCGTTGCAGTTACAAGTAGTGTTCAAACATATGATTTACAAGCATTAATTGGAACCGCAGTTGAAAGCGGCAGCCGTGTTGAAATTCGCAGAGTATTTCATGGCCCACCACCAGCATTTGCACGTATTTACGATCCATTCAGCATGACTGGTATGAGTTATAGTAACGTATTGAATGAAATGGGATTCGCTGGCTATAGTCCTGCTACACAATTTTTAATGACGCCGATCTTTGAAGATTTGCTTCGCGGTCAAGCAATTGAATTCAATGATATGGTACGAAAAAGCGGATACAGCTTTGAAATTATTAATAACAAATTAAAATTATTTCCTATTCCAACATATGATCATACTGTTTATGTAGAATACGTTGTAGAAAAAGATAAATATAGTACGGCATCGCTGTTTAGTAGTGGAAGTAATTATGATATTGTAAGTGATTATAGTAATGCACCTTATCAAAACGTTGTATATAAGAGCATCAACGCCGTTGGTAAACAATGGATACGAAAATATTTCTTGGCATTATGTAAAGAAACTCTTGGTCGAATTTTGCAAAAATATACAACAGTTCCGATTCCGGGTGGCGAAGTTACTCTGGACGGTGCTGAATTGCGTAGTGAAGCGACATCTGAAAAAGAAGTGTTAATGACACAATTAAGAGAAAATCTTGAAGCCAGTGGA